TTGGCGCTCTCGGTGCTGAGGATGAAATGGAATTATCTACCTCTCTGGAAGATAGTATTCCTCTTGCAGGCGCACCCCCCGAATCAATTGATGAACAAGAAATTGTACTAAGTATGGAAGAACTTAAAGATATGGCTGAAGCTCTCGCTGATGCAGAAGGAGATTTAATTGGTGAACCGTCACCACACGAAAATCTTGTTGATGATATGCAGGGTACAGAGCCACCTTCATCCAAAGAGGCAGAGACTTCATCTGTTCCTGTTGACGTAACCTTAGAAGAAGAGATAGATTTGGAAGATCTTGATGAGATCTTGGAAGAACTCATCGTTGATATTGTTCCTGAAAAAAGCGGCTGGGCTGGCACCCCCGAGCCCATCATGAACTATAAAGAAGAAATGGCTTTGGCGCAGCGCTCCGGAACAGAGGCGCTAGCAAAAGCAAAAGCATTGACACAGGCTGGAGAAAGACTTAGAGAGGCAAATAGAGACCTCAAATCAAAAAATACAAAAATGATAAAAGCACTCCAGATCTTAAAAGAAAGTTTTAATAAAGTTAATCTCTCAAATGCGAGATTAGTTTACACGAATCAGGTCTTAACAGACAACTCCTTGAATGAGCGGCAAAAAAAGAAAATTGTCGAAGCTCTGTCGAAATCAGATTCTATTGAAGAAGCAAAGGTAATATTCGAAACTCTAAAAAGCGCGGTGGGAAGTGTAACAGGTAAAGCACGTCCACAATCACTACGCGAGCACATCGAAAGACCCTCTGCCACTTTACCTAGAAGAGCAGTCAGATCTGTTGAATCTCCGGAAGCGGACAGGATGCAAATACTGGCTGGAATAAAGACAAACAAATAAGGAGATTTTTAAAATCATGTCTATACTTAAAAAATTAACTGAAGGTATTGTTCGTCGCGATCTATCTAAAGAAGGATCTGCTCTTCTCTCCAAGTGGGAAAAGACTGGACTTTTAGAGGGACTCGGGAACGAACGTGCTAAATATGGGATGGCAGCATTGCTAGAAAACCAAGCGAAGGAACTACTTCGTGAGGCTTCTACTATGGCTGGCTCACCCTCTGGAGACGTTGAAGGTTTTGCTTCCGTCGCCTTTCCTATTGTCCGTCGAGTATTCGGCGGCCTAATCGCTAACGATCTTGTTAGCGTTCAACCAATGAGCCTTCCTTCGGGACTCATTTTCTTCCTGGACTTCACCTATGATCGTGCGCGCCTTGATACTCTTGCCAATACTTCGGTATACGGTGGTGGTGTCGTCGCTTCACAAATCACTGGCGGTGTTTCACTTGCTGGCGATCTCGCTGAACAAAGCTATTATTCTTTGAACAATGGGTATTCAAGTCCAACAGGTTCCGCCAACTTCACATTGACCGCTTTTGCATCAGGCACAGTTGGCTCTGGAGTTCCAGGCGACTGGTCGGGCGCCACTGCCGCCGGCATCGCTCTCGCGCTGCACGGTGATCGCCTAGTCCGTTTTGATCCAGACTTGGAATCAGGCTCTTTTGCTTGTGTTTCAACTTTGGCTCTGTCAACCCTCACCGCCGGCCAGTTTAACGTTAAAGATCTCGTCACTGTGACTCTTAACGATGCAGCCGGTGTTGTCGATGTTAATCAAGTCAGACGCCTGACTCGTGATGACCCTGATACTGCTGGTTCTGTCTTACTGGTTAACGCAGGGCTCGCATCTGCCAACGCCTGCGCCGCCGACCTTGTTTTACAGAATACAGCATCATTTGTTATTGATGACAACTTCGCCGCAATTGGCGCGGTTGGTTCTGTATCTGGTCTAGATACATGGGGATTGGAAAACAATGCGGCAATTCCAGAAATTGACATCAAGGTTGATTCTGTGGCTGTCACTGCGAAGACCAAGAAGCTCAAAGCGAAATGGACACCAGAATTGGCTCAAGACTTGAACGCATACCATAACTTGGATGCCGAAGTCGAATTGACCTCAATTCTGTCCGAGCACATCGCTCTTGAAATCGACCAAGAAATCTTGGAAGATCTCGTGAAGGGTGCAACTGCTGAAACCTTGTTCTGGTCACGACTTCCTGGTAAGTTTGTAAATCGCCAAACAGGTGCACCACTAATTCCAACTAGTGGGTTTCCTGACTTCACGGGTAATGTATCCGAGTGGTATGAGACTCTGATTGAGACCATCAATGATGTCTCGGCCCAAATTCACCGCAAGACCCTTCGAGGCGGCGCTAACTTCATCGTGTGTTCACCTGAAGTTGCCAACCTTCTTGAGTTTACCGCTGGATTCCGTGGTGCCGTGACTCACGATGATGATCGTGGTCAAGTTGGTGCTGTTAAAGTCGGCTCTTTGAGCAAGAAGTTTGACGTTTACGTCGATCCTTACTTCCCACGGAACGTTGTTCTCGCAGGACGTAAAGGCTCTTCTTTCCTCGAAAGCGGATATGTGTACGCACCGTATGTACCTCTCCAGATGACTCCAACAATCTTCGGTACCGAGGACTTCGTGCCGCGCAAAGGCGTCATGACTCGATACGCCAAGAAGATGGTTCGTCCGGATATGTACGGTTTGGTCGTCGTTCAAGATTTGTCATAATATAGTCTAGGACTTATTAACACAAAAAATACCCCTCTCCGTTTTTCGGAGGGGGGTTTGTTTATTTGGAAACTAATTAATGCGGAGGGACTATAAATGGCATTGCCAACACTAACACCAGTCAGCCAAATGAGTAAATCGATTTTGCCCATAACCGGTACTGCCGGAAATGTTGCTGCAACATTACCGCTTGGTATATATACATCTAATGCTTTTCTTTCTGGCGCCGCTGATCAAGTTGCTTATACATATAAGAAATTGGGTGGAGATGTCTTAGACATTGAAATGTTGGCCGGAAATGTTTATGCAAACTATGAAGAAGCTGTTTTAGAATATAGTTATTTGGTCAATTTGCATCAATCAAAAAATATCCTCTCCAACGTTCTTGGACAAACAACGGGAACATTTGATCAGGATGGAAATGTTGTAACTGGGCCGACTAATGTTAATTTAAAATTCCCCCGCGTTACTTTCGAATATGAAAGAAGGGTAGCTGATAATTTTTCTTTCAACGCTGATGTCGGAGGAACAATTCCAATTTATTCGGCATCTTTTGAGATTACAGAGGGAGAGCAAGATTATGATTTACAAGCAATTATATCAGGATCGTCGGCTAGCGGCTTGCAGCCCAACGGCGAAGCTGCCCCATTCGCAGGCATTGTTGGAAATAAGAGGGTTATAGTCAAAAAAGTCTTCTTTAAAACACCTGCTGCAATGTGGAGGTTCTTTGGTTATTACGGAGGATTGAATGTTGTCGGAAACCTTCTATATTATGGACAATATACTGATGATTCTTCTTTCGAGGTAATTCCTGTATGGCAGAATAAATTACAGGCGAAGGCTTACGAAGACCACTTGTTCACGCGCCTATCTCACTATTCATATGAATTAAGGGATAATAAGTTAAGAATATTTCCTCAGCCACAACTGGTAGGCATATATAGATTTATGTGGGTTGAATTTTCAGTTATACCTGATAGTTGGGATGAGGCTTCCGATGTGGATACTGGAATAGGTGGAGTTAATAATATTAATACTATTCCTTTCGATAATCTTCCCTATGAAAACATTAATGCGATAGGAAAACAGTGGATCCGAAGATTTGCTTTGGCCCTATCAAAAGAGACTCTTGGCCAAATTCGAGGAAAATTCAATCCCATTCCAATTCCAGGATCTGATATTACCTTAAACGCATCTGATCTCTTAAGTCAGGCCCAAAATGAGCAAGAAAAATTACGAGAAGAATTAAAAACAATTTTAGATGAGTTAACTTATGCAGAACTAGCTAAGAGAGATGCAGAAATAACAGAGGCAGTTAATGTGATACAAACAAAAGTACCAATGTTAATTTTCCAAGGATAAATATATAAGTGAGCAGCAAAAAAGACCAATTTGATGATGAATTCAGGCCCTTTTATCCTAAGGACAAAAAGGACACCAAACCCAGTTTAAAAGAAATTTCTTTTATGCCATCCACCGTCGAAACAATCGATTATGCCCTTTATGACTGGATGAACGACGAATTGAACATATTCTGCACAACAAATGAAGGCTGGAAAAAGGTTCCCCTTATATGGTCAATGCCAGAACGCGCTTTTCAAATAAAAGACAATAAAGATTTGCGCAATTTAGATGATATTTTTACATTCCCGGTTATGAGCGTGGAAAGAACTTCATTAATAAAAGACCCACAGATGAAAGGTGTCGCATGGGCCCATATTCCACGACGAGATGACGCCAAGGGGGGTGCGATCGCTGTCGCAAGAAGGATACAACAAAAGAAAACAGCTAATTTTGCAAACACCGAGGCAGAAAACCTCTTCGATCAGCAGACTTATCCTTTTGATAATAAAAAGATTGTTTACGAAACAATAACGATGCCGATGCCCACTTATGTCGTGGCAACCTATAAAGTCACAATAACAACAGAATACCAACAACAAATGAATGAAATTTTTACCCCATTTATTACATCAACGGGACAAATAGATAATTTTTTTATCAATAGGGACGGTCATAAGTTTGAAGGCTTCATTCAGGGCGAGTTTAGTTTAGAAAATAATATCTCTAATTTAGGAGAAGAAGAGAGAAAATTTCAAACTACTATAGATTTAAAAATATTAGGATATTTAATGGGTGCTGATAAAAACGACGATCAACCAAAAATCACGATTAGGGAGTCGGCCGCCGAGTTTAGATTCACGAGAGAAAGAGTTATGATTGGGGATAAAAAGGAATATTAATAATTATGGCTGAAAATAAATGGGAAAAACCTTCGAATCCGCCTCCTCCTCTTTTTCTTGGAGAAAAAGAAAGGGATCTCGTAAAACAAGTCAACGACGAGCTTATGGAGCGTGTTATTGGACAGGCGATAACATATTTCCCACTTTCCGTTGAAAGAACCAACTTCCATCCGCTTTACGGAGAAGCAATAGAAAAATGCTTCCTTGCACCCGTCAGGGTATATGTTCTGGTTGAATTTGACGGAATAGGGACAGCCACAGAAAATTATGGTCTGGATAAAACCTACTCTCTAACGGTTAGGTTTCACGAAAGAAGATTATTTGAAGATCAAGACCTTTATGTGAGAGAAGGAGACTATATACAGTACGGCTCCTCTTTCTTTGAGATTGTCACGCTCACGGAAGAGAGAGAAATATTTGGACAAGTCGAAGCGAGATTTCAACTAAGTGCCAAATGTATCAAATCGCGGAAGGGGTTAATGAGTTTCAAAGTAGTTTCTTAAAATATTAATTGAGGCTTTCGCAATTCCGTGAACTATTTATTATGTGATAAAGTAATCTAGATTTAGAGGAGAATCTCTTAGATGTCAGTTAAAAAATTTAAATTTGTGTCTCCTGGGGTCTTTGTTAATGAAGTTGACAATTCCCAGCTACCGGCTGTTGATACTCCTGCTGGACCTATCATTATAGGAAGGCTCCCGAGAGGTCCAGGAATGAAACCCGTAAAAGTGGATTCCTTTTCAAGATTCATTGAAGTTTTTGGAAATCCAGTCTCTGGGAGAAAAACCGGCGATGTGTGGAGAGAAGGAAACTATCAGGGTCCTACTTATTCTGCCTACGCCGCTCAAGCTTATTTAGCAGCAGGCGTTGGATCTGTTAATGTGGTAAGGCTCTTGGGCTATGAAAATGAAGATGCCGTAGCAGCAGGCGCCGCAGGGTGGGAAACGGTCTTAGACCCATCACCGCTTCCCGGCTCCAACGGTGGAGCATACGGACTATTTATTGCCCCCTCGTCATCTGCCGGGGGATCCATAATTGGATCTTTAGCAGCAATTTGGTATTTGGACAGTGGTTCTAGCGTTCTACTTTCGGGAACAGAGGCTGGTAGTTCAACAGTTGTAACTGGAACGGCTGGATTGATTAACTCAGCCGTAGGCTCGGATCCTTATGAATTTACTGCAATGATCTACAATGGCAGCACATCAGTTCATAAAACATCTTTTAACTTTGATAAATCAAGTCAAAAATTTATTAGAAATGTTTTTAATACCAATCCTCAAACTGTAAACAGTACTGTTGTGCCGACTACCAATTTTTCACAGGGTGAACAATACTATTGGCTTGGCGAGTCATTTTCAGCGACGACACTAAACCTCGTCCCTGGCTCATCTGCTATTGGTTTTATTATGCCGCTTGATGGTAAAAACGAATATAGGCAAGATGCAAGAGAAGCTCATACTGGGTGGTTCTTTTCGCAAGATTTAACGAACGATTTTAGTTCCTATTCTACTTTGGATATGCAGAAATTATTTAGATTTCATGCACTGGACGCAGGACAATGGTCACAAGAAGCTTTAAAGATTTCAATTCAAGATTTAACTTATTCTCGCAATACATCCGGAGCGAATCCTTTTGGAACTTTTACAGTGGTCATAAGAAAAGCTGATGATACTGATAATGTTGTCGAAATTATTGAGAGATATTCAAATTGTAACCTCAACCCCCTCTCGACAAACTATGTTGCACGACGAATTGGTGACAGGTATATGCTTTGGGATGCATCTCAAAGGCGCCTAAAAACATACGGGAATTATAGCAATATTTCATCATATATAAGAATAGAGATGATACCCGAAGTTGAAAATTCGGCCGTCGATCCCAAATTGTTGCCATATGGTGTCCTCGGACCCCCGAAATATCATACAACGAGCCTTGCTTGCGGTAGTCTTGGTGCTAATACTATCATCAAGAGTGGATCACTAGGCGCCTTCGCAATCGGAGATACGGGCTCATGCCCAATTTTAGATACTGGATCCTATGGCGCGACTACGGTTGAAGCGCGATTCCCCTCTTCGGCAGTCCGACTATCTGCTTCAGCAGGAGGGTTATCCGATCCGAAGAACGCATATTTTGGCCTCAACGTGTCATCTTACCAGGAAATTGACAAAACATCTTCTAGAGAATCAAGACCCGATCCTGGATATGGCGATTATCTATATCCATTAGGCGACGACTTCGCCGCAGGCGCCGACGATCCTTCTGGAAATGCTAAATTAGACTATCAATGGGTAGTTTCATTGGATGATCTGGTCCTCACTGGAACTTCAAATGTTTACTGGAAAAGTGGCTCGCGAGCAGACGGGGACTCGATGACCTGTGCAACAGGTTCCGATTGGCAGGAAGTAATAGATCAGGGGTATACCCGCTTTACTTCTCCCCTCTTTAATGGCTTTGATGGATTAAATATTACCGAAATAGAGCCATTTAGAAATACGTTGCTCGATAACGGAGGCGGCCCAACGACTGATTATGCTAATAGTTCAATCAGGCGCGCTGTAGATACCGTAAGAGACGCAGAGTTTGTCGAATGTAATTTAATTACAATGCCCGGCCTTACAAACGCAGGACTTACAGAACATATAATTCAAGTTTGCGAAGATCGCGGGGATGCATTGGCTTTGATTGATATTCCACATGCTTATACTCCGTTTACAGAAGGTACCGCGCAATATGCAAGTGTTACAGCTAGGGTCGGTACTGTCTCCGAAGCTGTTAGCACTTTAGAAAATAGAGAAATAAATAGCTCTTATGGCTGCACCTATTATCCTTGGGTACAAATTAGAGATACCATTGATGGCGCCCTTTTGTGGGTTCCACCCTCTGTCGTCGCTCTTGGAACGTTTGCTAGTTCCGAAGCCGCAACAGAGATTTGGTTTGCTCCCGCTGGTTTTAATCGCGGAGGCTTAACAGAGGGTTCGTCAGGACTCCCTGTCCTTTCAGTATCTGATCGCCTAACATCTCAGGATCGCGATAATCTCTATGAAGCTAATATTAATCCAATTGCATCATTTCCGAATGAAGGAATTGTAATCTTTGGTCAAAAGACCCTACAGTCTTCTCAATCCGCATTAGATAGAATTAATGTAAGAAGAATGATGATTTTTGTTAAGAAACGAGTTTCTGTTCTCGCAAAAACAATTCTGTTTGATCAAAATGTACGAGTAACCTGGAATCGCTTCATATCAAAGGCGGATCCATTCTTACGAAGTGTACAGAACAGACTTGGTATTAGCGAATACAGACTAATTTTAGACGAAAGTACTACCACTCCAGACTTGGTTGATCAAAACATTGTCTACGCAAAAATATTTATTAAGCCGACCAAAGCTATTGAATATATTGCCATCGACTTTGTGCTTACCAATCAGGGCGCAGGTTTTGAAGATTAAAATATGCCCAACAACTACTTAAAGATAGAGGAGAAGTAATATTATGGCTAATGAGTTTTGGACTAGTAAAGATGTAGAACCCAAAAGAAAATATAGATTTTTGGTTCAATTTGGGGCAAGCGCCTCAACTGCGGAGATTGGAAATTTATGGTTTGCAAAATCTGTTACAAAGCCAGAGATAACCGTTGGCTCAACAGAACACGCCTTTATGAATCATAAGTTTTATTATCCGGGTACCGTCGAGTGGAATGAAATCACTCTAACTCTTGTGGATCCGGTATCTCCCGATGCTGCAAAAATGACCGCTCAAATGCTGCATGCATCTGGATATAAGGGACCCGGATCCTTAAAGACAGACAGCCCGGTAACCCTCTCAAAAGCAGCTTCGGTCAATGCTCTTGGGGGTGTAATTATTACAGTAGTTGATCATGAGGGAAAACCCCTTGAGACATGGACATTGAATAACGCATTCATTACCAAAGTTGGATACGGAGAGCTATCTTATGGTGAAGATGGGCTGACAGAAATTGAACTTTCATTTAGATATGATTGGGCTACTATTAAATCGAGCGATGGAACCCAAATCTGGCAAAACTAGTTATTTTTAAATTTAAATTGAGGTGTTAATTGTCTAGAAATAGTCAAAGAAAAGCAACCGGATTGGAAAGACAAAAACCGTCGCCCGCTGATCCGGCCATAGATACTGCGGGTGGCACAAGTGGATTAAATTTTTCAACCCCGACTGAGCATGTTGATTTGCCTTCTGGGGGTGTTTTTTATCCCGAAAACCATCCGCTACATGGAAAAGATTCAGTCGAAATAAAATATATGACGGCGAAAGAAGAGGATATCCTAACCTCAAAAAATCTTTTAAGAAAGGGCCTCGCGCTCGAAAGATTGTTGGAAAGTATTATACTAGATAAAACAATCAATCCACGAGATCTATTAGTGGGTGACAGAAACGCGATTTTGGTAGCTTCCAGAATAACGGGGTTTGGTCCCGAGTATGAGACTCAAGTAATGTGTCCTTCTTGTACCACTAGTTCAGAATATATTTTTGATCTAAGCGAAGTTAGCGCCAAGGAAAGAGAAATCCCTCCGGAAATCACACAGACACCAGAGGGGACTTTTTTACTTGATCTTCCTTCAACGCAAGTTCAAGTGGAATTATCTCTTATGACAGGGGTTCACGAGCAAAGGCTTGCAAAACAACAAGAGTCTAAGAAAAAACATAAACTTCCAGAATCCCCCCTCACAGATCAATTAAGGATGATAATAAAATCCGCAAATGGTAATCAAGAGCGATCAATTGTTAATAGTTTAATAGAAAATATGCCGTCTAGGGATACTAGATATTTAAGAAAAATATATGATAAACTAACTCCAAATATTGATATGAGCCAAAATTTTGAATGCCCATCTTGCTTTAGCGTAACGGACCTGGAGGTTCCGTTCACCGTTGCGTTTTTTTGGCCTAAATGATAAATATATTGAGAGCGTCTATGAAGAGATGTTCTTAATGAAGTATCATGGAGGATGGAGTTTCATTGAAACTTACAGCCTTCCGGTGAAAATTAGAAGATGGTTTTTGGGTCGCCTTGTCAAAGAGCTTGAAAAAGAGGCCGAAGAAATAAAAAAGGCCAATAAGAAATAAAGCATATAAAAAATTCTTTAATTAATGTTGGTTTTACTATTTATGATAGAAGGGGAACATTTTATATGGGTAGCGAATCTTTTGGCTTTTGGACTGATTCAGAAATTTATCTGAAAAGATCTAATCTTTTTTCGGTTCAGTTTGATTTTGATCTCGCCGCGCTTGAGTTGGTGAATGCCAGTCCTCAAATAATAAAAGATTTCGAAAGACATAAAAAAATCGTAGAACGTATTAATGGCATACCAATCTTTTTAAAATCAGTGACCCTTCCAGGTTTTGAAATTGCAAACGAAGTTACCAAAAATTACATTGGAGGACAGACCAAGGAACTCCAACCGGGTACGCTAGATTGGAAACCAATAGTTATTACTATGGTGGACCCAGTTACCCGAACAAGTGACTCCACCGCAACGCTCGCCCGCCGACGCGCAGACCAAAGAGAAGCAGCCGCCTCCACCACCACCGCCGCCGCTGGCCGAGTTGCCGCCAAAGCAGCGGGCACAGAATATATCTCTGCACTCGAAGCTATTGAATTGGTAGTTTATTATGCGCTTGGCGGCCCAGGAGGCTCGGCGGTATACGAAGGCGCCACTGCGTTTGATACCAGAACAATGGGCGCTGTTTTGAGCGATATAAGAATAAACACCCACCATCCAAATGGAAACGTATTAGAAGAATGGAACCTCATAGATTGTTGGCTAACATCATTTGATAAATCTGACTTATCTTATGACTCCGCCGAAGAACTCACCTTCTCGCTATCAATAGATTATATGACCGCACAATACACCCCCTACACCCCAGCCGGGGTACCAAAATATACAATTTTCAAGAGGAACTTGAACTGAATTGGAGAAAATATAAAAAATGTCACAAAAAGATGAATCAGAATTAGAATTAGAATTAGTAACAGACACATCCGATATGGGAGATCTGGTAGGATTCGAAATAGACTTGGAAGAGCTAAAAAAGAACGAGCTAAATGAAAATTTCTCAAGAATGTTCGCTGGTGCACTCGATCTAGCGCTGAGTAATATGTTTGGCTGGAAGACAATGAGAAATTTTAAGTCTTTCATCAAGGGAAAACCCTCGGATATAAGAAGCCTCGCAAAAACACTTGGTCACGAAAAGAAGTACATTGAAGCTGCCCAAAAACACGGGTTGAATAACCCCTCAACATATAAGCAAAAGTCTCTTTTGAATAGATCCGTAAAGGGTTTTGAAAAGATGACCGGTCTGAAATGGCCGTTTGGAGGATAATAATAAGTGGCACTCACTGAAGCAGAAAAACTAGCACTCGCTGAAAGAAGAATTAGTCTTCATGAAGCAGAAAGAGACGCGATACTTGATAAGACGAATGCCTTATCTCAGTTGGACTCCCAGTTAGAGGCCGGCCTAGCCCGACAAGAACTTTGGTTAGAGGCTGGTCGTAAGCAGCTTGAAATCTTCAAAGAAGAAGAAGAAAAGATCAAAGCGAAGATAGTCATCGAGCACACGGAAGGCCGCACCACAGCGGCCTTAACACTTAAATTACAACTGCAACAGCAGGCCACAGAGGCCCTCACTGTATCAATAGAACGCTCCACCGAGGGTTATAAAAAACTTGCAAAGCAAACCGAAAAAGCACTAAATATAGCAGACGATTTCGTTGGAAAAATGAGTGCTGTCCTCGGAATTCAAAAAGATTTTAGTGAAACCCTGTCTGGAAGCGTATTCGAATTATTCAAAACTGGGAAGGGGCTATCTGCTCTAGGCGAAAAATTCAAAAAAATGAAAGATCCCATGAATATCATGGGCTCTATGATGGATGTAATAGTCAAACAAAGCATCGCACTAACTCAGGCTCAGGACGCTGCTAGTGCCTCCTTTGCCCAAGCCGGCGGTAATGTATCAAGGTACAATGATGATATAAACAATTTGGAAAAATCTTTCAATCAACACGGGATTACTATAGAAGAGGCCGCAGACTCGATGTTTGCTTTACAATCCAGTTTTGTTAATTTAAGAAAAGAAAGCAAATCTTCTCAAACAGATATGCTTAAAACAACATCGATTCTTAGCGAAATGGGTGTTGATGCTAACACCACGTCCTCAAATATGCAAACGATGACGGCAGCATTAGGATTCACAGCAAAGCAGGCAGCACAAACCCAACGAGAATTATTTGTTTTAGCTCGAACTATTGATATGCCTCCCGATCAAATGGCAAAAGCCTTTGGTGATGCAATGCCAAAATTAGCAGCATTTGGAAAAGAAAGTACAGATGTCTTTAAAAGGCTCCAAGTTAATGCCCGCGCCGCAGGGATGGAGGTTTCAGATGTTTTAAGCATTACTGAACAATTTGATAAATTTGATACAGCAGCATCTTCGGTTGGAAGATTAAATGCAATTCTTGGAGGACCATATTTAAATTCTCTTGAAATGGTGACAACCACAGATCCAGCAGAAAGAATGAAAATGCTTTCTGCCGCTGTAAATGAGGCAGGGGTATCTTTCGATCAGATGGATTATTATCAGAGAAAGGCTTTGGCAAGCACTCTTGGTGTTGATGTTCAACAATTGGCACTTATGATGCGCGATGGTTTTGATTCAGCCGTTCCTGGCGCTCAAAAAAGCCAAGCAGAATTGGCAGCCCTTGCTGAATCGGCCAAAGAATTTCAGACGATTATGGATGAATTAAGGCAGACAGGCAGATTACTGGCGACCTCCTTAAAGCCTCTTTTGATGATGATAAAGGGTATGCTAAATAATTTTCAATGGTTGGTTAATTTATCCCCCAAGGTAGCTGAGGCTCTCCCGCTAGTGGCCAGTGGAATAATGATGGTTGCCATGGCGGTGAAGTTTTTTGGAACGTCATTAACATTTAGTAAAATGGGTACTATTTTGTTTGTCGTAAGCGCCATTATTGCGTTTATGACGATTTTTTCAGAAGCTAGTAATCCTGTAAAAGTCGCCATCATTGCCATCGCTGTCGTTGTGGGAATACTGGGCATCGCTATATGGAATGTGACGACCGCAACAGCGGCTTTTAATGTGATGACCGGCGGACTCCTCCCAGTTTTAGCCGGCGTGGCAGCCGCTGTTATAACCATTGCAAGCATTTTTTTATATAGTGCAGGCTCACCGGGATTTATTACCATACTGGATATGGTTTCGAGTGCTGTTATGTTATTGGGAAAGGCACTGTTCTTCCCAATAACAATGTTCAATTCTCTTGCTAGCGCTGTTATGAGCGCCGCAAAGGCAATTTTTGGTTTAGACGGCGCGAAAGCAAGCGTGAGTACCACTACCACTTCTACTGCATCAACAAGACCCGGCGCCAGCAATGTTACTGCAACCACGCCTACTGTTGGCGCCACCGCCATGAGCGCGCCAAAAACAACCGTAACTGCAACCGATGCCAATGGTAGAATTCAAGGAGCGAGGCAAGAGGGCACTACCGCCGCCGCAGCCGGTTCCCGCACCGCCTCGGCCAGCGCCGCTGGTGCATCCGCTGTTAATGTTAAGATCGGCGCCTCAGATAACTTTTTCAAAGTTGTTACAGATATTGTAAAAGAAACCAATAATTATGAAGCACAAGGCAGAAAGCCTAAACCAAATGTGATAAGGAGTAAAATAGCGTAATGGCATCATCAGGAAAATCAGGAAAACCAGACAAAAAAACAGGAAAACCCGATCCAATTATAATTGATGCATCGCAAAAGGAGAATCCGGTTGATATATATATTAAACACGTTGCAACCGAGAGGACATGGAAATTCATCTCCACCGGACTTAGATCTTTTCAAGATGCATTTACATCGAACTGGACTTCCGAATCTGTATACGGTAGACAAGATCCAATTATGACATTTCAAAATACGCAAAGAAGTATCACCATTGAATTTGTGGTGACCAAGAGCGCGGAAGCAGATATTTATGGTGAGGCCAAAGCTGCGCAAACGCTCTCTGCGGTCGTCGCGGTTGATGATCTGGCCAGATCTCTTTACCCTACTTATTCTGATAAAGATGGCGCCCTTTCCATAAAAGAGCCACCACTTATTCGTATTAAGTTTGCAAATTTTCTGTTAAGTAAAGAAGGATCCAAGGCCGACGCCGGCCTACTGTGTGCGGTTAGTAGCTATTCTTTAGACAGGGGACAGTCCTTTTCTCCTGGCACAGAACGTGGAGCCAGCCAGAAAATCCTACCAAACAATATTATTGTTTCAATGACCCTCACACCTTTACATGAATTTGATCTCGGTTGGATTCGTGATGAAGGTGCTGGAAAATGGAAATTTGGCGGCGACAAAGGAAAGAACTATTATTTTCCAACAAGTAAGATTACAGAGTAATAAAATAACAGGAGTTTTAAAAAAATGCCCTTTAGAAGATATTCGGGAACAAAAATTATTAGAAATGATAATGACTTATATGACGAATTCTTAGATAAAAAAGATCTTCGTAGTATTCGACAATTTGCATCACCGCGCTTCATTAAAATAGGAGAAGATGTGAAAGACAACATCCCTCAGATAATACACACCTGGAGATTGGGTGACAGATATTATAAATTAGCATTTGAACATTATGGCGATTCAAGATATTGGTGGATTATAGCACTTTTTAATAACAGACCAACTGAAGCACATGTTAAAAACGGCGATCAAATCCGCATACCCCTTCCCTATGAAGATGTTATGTTGTTGTATGGATTTTAATGAGGTTTAAAAATGGCTTATGGTAATTTAATATATATTGTTTTTGATGATCCGAAAACAAGTCAATACACGGCTAAATGGCTTTTTAAGGGCACTGGCTATAGTCAACAGATCTTGGAACCTTTCGACCTCGAAAAGCTCTCTAATAAAAATATACTCCGAGTAGTTCCAGCAGGCGACGGCTGGCCAACGGGTTGGTCTGAGAATAACTCAAATCTTGCTGAGATTATTTACACTCACGAAAATTACACGAACTTCACCTACTGGTGGGACCAGTTAAAGCCCAAAAGTCTAGGGACGAAAGTGAGTGATGTTTGGAATTCGTATGCAAATTCATTTAAAATCAAAGAACTTGATGATGCGGATGAGCAAGCTGTTTATAATCCCAAAGAATTCTTTGAGAAAGAAGTCGAACCACGAATTTCCAAATTGGTCGAACAAGATCTCGATTCCCTTAAAAAGGCCATTGAAAACTATCAGTTATTTGTATTGGCCGGTGGGGCCTACACCCCGTACAAGAATGAGAATATAGCTTATGTATTTTGGGGTGTAAATAAAGGTGGTCATCACCCCCAGAATGAAGCCAACCAGGAGACACTTTATAAACTTCTTTCGGATGAACTTAAAAGAAACCTTGACAAGGCGGAAAAAACAATAAATTTATTGTGTTCTCCGCAAGAAGTACTTGATATAAAAAGGAGAACACAACTTGATCGCCGATATGGCAACATTCCGGGTGGCACGACATGGTTCTTCACTGGAAGAGAAATTGCCCCCGCCGGTAGAATCACTATAGACGCACCCGCCGACGCATCCACCGGCCGCAACAAAATGGAATGGGTGGTCGGCCCCGTGGGCAATCCCTACCGCATACCCGTGAGAGAGGACATCCTCTCCCTCCTCGACCCAAAGCCAGACGAAATCAGCGATAGAAATTTTACATTAGGACAACAAACTCCCGCAGCTTCCCAAGAATTGCTGGATAAGGTCATATCTGATGAGCAGAGCGGCCTGTTTAGTCACGGCAACGATCCAGAATCACTAGCGAAGGTTATTCTAGCCAGAAGGGCTATAAGAATTCTTGCAAACGCAAATCGAGCATTCTCCGAACTCGGAGATCAGGCCGGTGTGGCAGGACAGCTAGACAATATAATTGATACTGTCGCTCGTGAAATCAACTCTAATCCAGATATTGACGATGGTCAGATTGGACTTGGTCTTGCTGATGACGCAAAAAGACTTGCTTTAATATCTTCGCAATGTTATTTGATATCAAATATTCACGAATTGGCTAAATTAAACAGGAAAAGATTAAATCTTCCAAGTAGCCTCGGCGCCGGCGCTGGTTCACGACCCGTAATAGATTATAATTATGTTAGACTTATCAGTTCTCCGTCCAGTCCCTCTTCGACCATAAATAGGCTTTATGCTGGAAATGAAGATCAGGATCAATCAGGAATGATGGGGCTAAAAACTTATGATTTGGCAAAATTATTACCATATATACGAATTTACAAAGTAGAATATGATACATCAACAAAAAAACCAACAGGCGCCGAAATAGAATTTAAATTTCCTAATTCTACAAATGTTCAAACAACTCGGGAAAATATGGACATACACGAGATATTAAAAAACAAACTTTCCCAGGAATATGGATTAAAATCATTTAATTGGAAGTATGTTGGATCGGATCCCTTCTCATATCAAAATGATATCGAGGCAACGATGGTAGTCTATTTTCAAGATTTTGAACAATTAACAGTCCTAAGAAAAACAAAAGTCAATGTTACGAACGGTACCGGAACGACGGTGGAGCCAAAGGAGTATAGGTTTGTAGATTTATTAATCCCGACTCCCAAGGCTACCAAGGGAAGCGCCAAGCCACCAAAAGTTAGTAAACAGACTGCGGACAAATATTTTTATGATATAAGGGTTGATGTTGGCAACTCCGGACCAGATAGAGTTGGGGGATGGGATCCAAAGAGTTCAATTCGCTCTCTTTTCTTAACAATGATAGACTATGATATTAGCTTTAATCAAGAGGGCTTTTTTGAATTAACAATTAATTATAAATCCAGACTAGAACAAGCCTTTTATGATAAACGAACTAATATTTTGGCTCCCAACGAAAATCAAAGAAAGCAGATAGAGCGTAAGGAAGCGGATATAGAAGAACTACAAGAAGAAAGTGATGAGAAAGGTCAATCTAATGTGGAGAATATAAGAAAATTAGAAAAAGAGTTAAGTGAACTTAGGTTGACCACAAAACAGGATTCTTTTGAAAATATGATAACTTTTTTATTAGACAATCAATCAATTTACGCGCAACCCACCTCCGCAGAGAATCTTTACACAGATAGAAAGGCCCATTTTAAATCCCAACGCTTGGGCAAAGCCGCCTTCAAAGAAGGAGAATATTTTCCGAACCTAAGAGATTTGATATTAAATTTAAAGGAGGTTCCAACATCAGAAAAGGAGCCAGTCAATATTGAAAAATTCTTCGCCCCCAAAGCGGGGGAAACCAATGATCTTGTAGTTTCTTGGTTTTATCTAGGAGATTTAGTGGAGGCGCTAGCAAAAGGGTGCTTCGAACGCCAGCCATCAAAGGGCGCATTGAAAGAATTTTCAGAGAATTCACGAATACTATTAACTGATTTTTTAATATATGATCCGCGTAATCTGTCTAATAAACATATATTAAGGATTAATATCGGAGATATACCGATAAATGTTAATCTTTTCACTCACTTTTATTATGAAAAAGTTGTTAAGTATAATGTTAGTTCCTATCCTTTAATGAAATTTATTCGAGATGTTATTTCTTATTGTATTTTAAATATTTTTGAAGAGTGTTTTGATTCATCTAACTTAAAGACTACATTAAAAACTGGATTTTTGCACTTTGCAAAAGATAAGGGGAAAGACCCTTTTAATGTTAGGGCCATAGAAATAAACAAGACAAGTGAGTTTATAGCATTGGGAACAGAGTTAATTGGAGATAAATATCAAAAAGGGTCGACTCTACAAGAAAATTATGTAAATCTGGAAAAAGCCAGACGTGTAAGAGTCGCCGCTAAGGACCAGATGGCCAACTGTATTCATGCTTTGATTATTTCATCAGATTCTATAGATCCAAATGAGTTAAAAATAAAAAATAATAATTATACCAAACAAAGGGAAGAAGATCATAAGAAGGGCCTCTATCATTTGCACGTTGGTTCCGCTAGCGGGTTACTAAAGAATATAACTTTTTCAAAAACAGATCAAGAATATTTGAGAGAACAAAGGTATACATCGGAGAGGGGATCTAGTCCTTTTGCTATACTTTCAAATGTTTTTGATGTCACCATTAATCTTTATGGAAGCAATGTGTTTTTTCCAGGACAAAGAATATTTTTATATTTAGGAGAAAGATTCTCTGGCCTTGGAAGGCCGTGGGATAGCGATAGTTTTGCAAATACAATGGGAATAGGGGGATATCATTTAGTCATTTCCGTTGATAATGAGATTTCATCGGGAAAATTTGAAACCAAATTGGAAGCTCGATGGGAAGCATCTGGCGATGGCAAAAGGGTGGATCCGGACAAAACAATTGGAAATTCTTCCGCGCCTTCGGATCCCAACCGTACACTTAAAAAAATTCAAGCAATACGCGCTGCCGCGAAGACCAAAGCAGCAGCAGGTGGCCCCGCTGCCATACAACAATTTGAAGAAGACCGCAAAGCACAGGAAGCAAAGGCTGATAACAAAAAAATTCGTAGTCTTATGAACGGCGGACTCTCCGAAGCTGAAGCCAAGAAGCGGCTGGGAATAAAATAGATGCCAAACTTTAGAATCAACGCAAATAATAATTTAGGAGCCTCTGAGGTTTTTCACAGGAGATTGCTATATCGATTTTTCGCTCTCTCTTTTGGAAGTCAAACTCCTACCCTATCATTACCCGGCGTTAAAGAGTACTGGACATTCGAAAATCATTTTTATGGAAAAGTGGATCCTGCTTTTGTGTCAGTGATGCCAGAGATTCAGAGATTGGTGCAGCTACAAGGAGAGGGCGGAAATATACTCGTATTAGATTTCGTCGCAGAATCTTTTAAGAGGTTTAAATCATTTTTCAAATCTGCCCTCAGGTATGGGGCGATCGAACAGGGAACTTCTATTTCAGATCCAGTGCCAGTTCGGGGGTATCAAAGCCCCCTTACTCAATATAATGATCATATTATGAAATTTATTAGAGATTTTAATGCTGATTTGATGAAAACACAAAAATATTATAAAATTAAAGGAGTAAAAGATTATACTAAAGAATTTTTTAAATTTTATTTTACAAAAAATATTATATTAAATAAAAGTTCATATTATATGTCTAGCAATGTTAGCAATCTTTCCTCCGGACTTTCTATAGAGATAGCAGATTTAGATCCGTCGAACGATCAGCAAAAAGTAGATTTTATAAATTCTTTTAATTTTTCTTTTTATCGTCAAGCAGCTATTAATGCGGGATTTCTAATAGATAAAAATATCCCCTGGAGATTAAATATAGATTTAAAATCTCCGGTAACAATTAAAAGATATGGCACCTCTCATATTGATGGGATAAGTTTTGTAGATGATGTTTTTTTAACATATTTTCGCAATACTCATTCCGAAGATATCTTTAATTTAAAAACCCTAATCGTATTAGGATATAACGAGTTCTATGAAGATATCCCCCCTAGTGGACCAGCAGTCCCCGGCCAAGGAGAGAAATCGAATTGTACAACAAAGTTGGAAAAAACTTCTATACAAAAATTAAATCAGACTTTTAATTTTTTCTACTGGTCTAACAACTATATTGATATAAAAAATAAAGAAATGGGAATGCCCAACAACAAGCAGGACCTCGAAAGAATAAAGAGAAACTCGCGATATATGGGAACAACCGAGGGAAGCACAATTAATTATATAAACAAGAAATTTAGATTACCATGGCTGCATGAGGGTTCTTTGGTTTATGAAAAATTAAAACAAGAATTTCGAGAAAGTGGTGATTTTTCTCTTGACAATTTCTCTGAATATGTTATAATGAGTATAAAGAGTTCGATCGACTCCATTTATTGAGGATTTATGCTTTTCCAAACACTTGACGACAAGAAAGATTGCGTCGGAATTTACTATGATGAACTTCTTTTCAACCAAGAATTGCCAGATGACCTGACTCATACATGGTCATATTCGGGATTTCTCAAGGGAAAGGAGATTGAGTACGCAAAACTCTATTGTGGAGGAAGGACCCTCGATATGGTGTGCCCAGAGGCTCTGAGGGACCGCTACAAGAGATCCAGTGATAAACTCAGGGCTTTCATCAAATCTTTTATGACGGCTCGTGTATCGCTCGATGAGAACTGTTTTTTTGATTTAGTACCTCAAAAATTCCTTGAGGAGTTCTGTCAAGTCAAAAATTATATTTGTGAGCACGTTTTTGAGAATTATGAAAAGCCAAAGAACTATGATTATCTTGTTTCTTTGACTGAAATAATCGAAGACATAAAATATAGAAGCCTAAACTTAAATCCCCAGAACCTTTCCATGTTTAAAACAGATCATAGAAAGTTTTCACAAAACTTAAATCAGATTGAACATTCGTGCAAGTTCAATATTCACGGAACAAAGACCGGTCGATTGACAACAGAACCAAAAAGTTTTCCCATTCTTACCTTGAGGAAAGATCTCCGATCTGTTATTGAACCTCGGAATGATTATTTTGTAGAGCTTGATTTTAATGCAGCAGAATTAAGGACACTTATATCCCTTCAGGGCAAACCGCAGCCCAAAGAGGATATCCACGAATGGAATATTCAAAATGTATTCCATGGCTTGGGGACGAGAGACGAGGCTAAGAAAAGAATTTTCGCGTGGCTATATAATCCAGAAAGCCAAGATTATCTTTCATCAAGGGCTTATAACCGCGATTCGGTGGTACAAAAGTACTTCACACAGGGCCAAGTGACAACCTTTTTTAACAAGGTGATCCCCTCTGAGGAGAGGACCGCCTTGAACTACATTATTCAGAGCACTTGTGCTGAAAATCTTTTGAAACAAATGATAAAGGTATCTAATTATTTGGAAGGAGCTAAGTCTTATGTTGCTTTCCCGATCCATGATTCTATTGTATTGGACCTATCGGTTGAGGATAGAGAAAGATTGCCAGAAATCATAGATATTTTTTCCAATACGGTATTAGGAAAATTTATGGTGAATGTTAGAGTAGGTCAAAATTTTGGCCAACTAAAGAAATTAGGAGTATAATTTGAATATCATAGGTCTAGGAGATGCTGGGTGTAATATTGCAGACGCCTTCTCTCAATACTCACAGTATAAAATATTTAAAATAAATGTTGACATCGAGGGAAATAAGTGCTATAATATATTAAAGTGTAAGACAGCAGAGGAATACGAGAACGTGGATCTCCCAAAAATCAAAACATTCTTCAAAGGAACAAAAGGGGATACCCTTTTTATTATCGGAGGCTCAGGAAAAATATCTTGTGCTTCTTTGAAGATATTAGAACATATTAGACATTTGCCAATTTCTGTTCTTTACATTAAACCAGATATAGCATTACTCAATAAGGTGCAGAAAATGCGCGAAAGACTCGTTTTTGGCGTGATGCAAGAATACGCACGATCGGGAGTTTTTGAGAAGATATATATAATTTCAAATACCGAGCTTGATTCTGTTGTGGGCAGCGCCCCGATTATCGGATATCACGATAAATTAAATGAAGTTTTAGTTTCAACGATCCATATGATAAATGTATTCCAGAATACAAAACCAGTAATTGGCAAAATCGGGAAACCCAAGGAAACACACCGCATATTAACGATTGGCCTTTTCGACGCAGAAAAAAATGAAGAAAAAATGTTTTTTTCCCTTGACAAAGCCCGAGAAAGATGTTATATTTATAGTATAAACGAAGATAAGTTAAGAACAGATAACGACTTATTCAACAAGCTTAAAAAGCAAGTGAAATCAAAAACAACAGAAGATCTCAACATAACATACGCCGTGTATTCAACCAATTATGATTATGATCTCGGCTACGTTATAGAAAGAACACCAAACATCCAATTACAGGAAATAAATTGAAAGCGCATTCAGGAACATTTATGAAGAAAGACGGAAGTCTACGAACAATGAGATTTATATCACTGGATAATCTCCCAGAAGGATTTTTTATCTCTCAAACAAAAGGCACCGGCAAGAAGAGAACTCTTGCAGAGGGGAGCAATCTTGTTTGGGACTTGGATAGACAAGGATTTCGTGTTTTTAACAGAAGCACGATTATAGGAGAGATTAAGAATTTCAATATTGAAAGTCTTGAGAACTTCGAACTCATTAGTGATTTTGAGTAAACAATAAAACAAACTAGCAAGACGAGAGATTTGTCGTCTTGACTTTAGCCAATGGCACAGTATAAAACTAATAGGAGAAAATTAACATGGCACTAGATATTGCAAAAATTCGAGCAAGGCTCGATAGCGTTAAAAACAACGGAAAGGCAGGAGGGTCTTTTTGGCGTCCAAAAGACGGCACTCAGACAATCCGCATTGTTCCAACCGCTGACGGCGACCCCTTTAAGGATTATTGGTTCCACTATAACTTGGGTCCAGATCAACGTGGAGGTCTTCTTTGTCCTAAGAAGAATCATGGAGAGGGATGTCCCATCTGTGATTTTAAGGATCAACTCTGGAAGGAGTTTAATGGGAATCAGGATTCTGATACCATGAAACTCGCTAAGGACTTGAGCCCTCGGCAACGTTTCTTCTCACCCGTAATGGTTCGTGGTGAAGAAGCAGAAGGAATTCGTATCTGGGGCTATGGTAAAGAAGCCTATACTGCTCTTCTCAACTTGGTTTTAAATCCCGAGTATGGTGATATTACTGCGATCGATGACGGAACCGATCTTACTATGACCTATGGGAAGCCACCAGGAGCACAGTTCCCGAAGACTACCTTGACCCCCCGCCGTCGCACATCACCGCTTTGTGATGAAGCGATTGGTGGAGAAGAAGAGTGTAGTCGTCTTATGGATAATATTCCCAACATCGATGGCCTTTTCCCCAAGAAGACGCTTGAAGAAGTCCAAACAGCTTTGGACGGGTTTATTAATTCTTTGGAAGGCACGAGCGAAGAATCTGACTCTTTCACTCCTCCTGTTCCATCGAATACGACTCCTGATGTTGTTGCTGCGTTCAATGAGCTAACTGGAAACTAGTAATCCCCCCCACCGTTTGGGAGCACGCGGTTTAAAATAAGTGCTCCCATTTTTATTTCGAGGGGTTAATTTATGGCGAGAAAATCAATATCAACGGGCAAGCTTTCTATGGACGAGATGAGAAAGCTTATCAATAAGAAAGCCGGAATGAATGTCGCCCACAATCTCAAGGAGGCAAACCCAACAGAGGTTACACAGTGGATCCCTACTGGCTCCCGCTGGCTTGACTCGATCATCTGTCGCGGCAAGCTGTCTGGGATCCCTGTAGGAAAGGTCACGGAAATCGCCGGCTTAGAGGCAACAGGTAAGTCCTATATGGCCGCCCAAGTCGCTGCAAACGCCCAAAAGATGGGTATGGACGTTGTATATTTCGATTCAGAATCCGCCATTGACCCGACCTTTCTTGAGAATACCGGATGCGATCTCGACAAGTTGCTATATATTCAAGCAACCTCTGTCGAGTTCGTTCTGGAAACGATCGAAGAAGACAATCAGATTCTCTTTATCTGGGACTCCTTGGCTTTAACACCGGCAATCTCCGATGTTGAAGGAGACTTCAACCCACAGTCATCTATGGCGGTCAAAGCGCGCATTCTGGCAAAGGGAATGTCAAAACTGACGCTATCCATCGCGAATACTAAATCAACTTTCTTGGTCTTGAACCAATTGAAGACAAACATCACGCGCTCCCCAAGCGAGGCTATGACCACACCCTATGTGACACCCGGCGGTAAAGCGATGATATACGCATATTCGCTGCGTATATGGCTCACCGGTAGAAAAGCAAAGGCCAGTTTTGTCCTTGATGACAATGGATTCCGAATCGGATCCGAAGTCAAAGTGAAGCTTGAAAAGTCTCGCTTTGGAACGCAAGGCCGACGCTGCAACTTCCAAATCCTGTGGGGAGGAGACAAGGTAAGCATTCAGGACGACGAATCTTTGTTTGAAGCCGTTAAGGGATCCGATAACATCCTTCAAGCGGGGGCGTGGTTCACTATGGTTTTCGAGGACGGCTCAACCGAGAAGTTTCAAGCATCAAAGTGGGCAGATAAAATGCAATCTGACAAGTTCCGGCAAAGAGTTTATCAAATCATTGATGAAGAAATAATTTATAAATTTCACAATCGGCAAGGAAAGGCAGAAGACTTTTACGAACCAGATGAAGGGTAGATTAAGATGAAGAGAGTAATGGTTATTGACGCCCTGAATGCATATTTCAGGGCGTATATCGTTAACCCAAGCCTGTCCAAGAACGGCCAACCGATCGGAGGATATAAAGGGTTCATAGGAATCTTACAGAAGTTATGTCGGGAAATGAAGCCCGATGAGATTATTATAGCTTGGGATGGAGCAGGAGGCTCTTTGAAGAGAAGGGCGATCAACTCTAATTATAAAGTTGGTCGAAAACCAATCAGGTTGAACCGAGACATTAGAGTTCTCACAAAGGATGAGGAGCTACAAAACAAAGTTTGGCAGCAATATCGCTTGATGGAAATGCTTAACTTTATGCCAGTCGTTCAGCTAATGGTTGACGCCGTAGAAGCTGATGATGTAATTGCTTTTATATCTCAATCTCCACGGTATAAGGGCTGGCAGAAGGTGATTATATCCAGCGACAAAGATTTCTTCCAATTGTGCGATGACGAGACGGTTTTGTACCGACCAATTCAAAAGAAATTCATGAACAAGCCAAGGCTACTGGAAGAGTTTAAAATTCACCCAACGAATTTTGCCTTAGCCCGCGCCATGGCAGGCGATTCAAGCGACAACCTTCCGGGAGTTAAGGGCGTTGGCCTCGGAACCATCTCTAAGCGCCTTCCATTTTTCGCGGAGGAGAAGTCTGTGACCATTCCAACACTCATAGAATTCTGTGAGAACGATAATACAGGTTTAAAAGCCTTCTCTTTAATCTGCGAAGCGGAGGAAGTTATAGCAGAAAATTATAAAATCATGCAACTCTATAGCCCATCCATGTCTATTGATGACAAAAGTAGGGTAAAATACGCCATTGACAACTTTGAGCCAGAGTTCAACAAGACAGAAGTAATTAAGCGTATGGCCGAAGACGGGTTTGGGAACTGGGATACATCAGACCTGTTTTCTACTTTCAAAAGAATATCAAGTAAAGCTTGACAAGACAAATCTTAGGTGTTATAATAAGACAATAGGGGGGGAATAATGCCGAAGGAAGACTTTAGCCAATACGGTAAGGACTTTCAAGAAAGCTTGTGTCATTTGATTTTGGTTGATAGACCATTTGCAGATCAAATGTTCGAGGTTTTAAATATTAATTTTCTGGAGCTTAAATATCTCCAGGTTTTTGTGCAGTTGGTCAAAAAATATAGAGAGAAGTATTCTGTCCACCCGACAGAAAAGATTATGACATCTATTCTGAGAACAGAATTAGAAGAACATAACGACTCTGTTAAACAACAGATTAGAAACTTCTTCGCACGAATATCCAAAACACAGATAGAAGATTCTGAATACATTATTGAAACTTCTCTCGATTTTTGCCGCAAACAAAAGTTAAAAGAGGCAATGTTGAAATCCGTTCGGCTTCTTAAGACTTCTTCTTTTGATGAAATTTCTCAGGTTATCAATGATGCCCTAAAGCTCGGTTCGGATTCTAACTTTGGTCATGACTATGTAAAAGACTTTGAGCAGCGGTTTTTATTCAAGTCTCGAAACCCCACTCCAACCGGCTGGCCAGAAATTGATACTATAACTCATCAGGGATTGGGAGAGGGAGAACTTGGAGTGGTGATCGCCCCAACTGGAGCCGGAAAAAGTATGGCACTTGTTCATCTCGGAGCCGAAGCCCTAAAAGCTGGTAGAAATGTGGTGTACTATACTCTCGAATTGGCAGATACAGTTGTGGGATCCAGATTTGATAGTTGTATAACAAATGTACCCCTTAATGATCTTAGCTCCTTTAAAGAAGAGATTTATGAGAAGGTCCAGATGCTAAACGGAAAGCTTGTTATCAAGGAATATCCCACCAAGTCTGCTAGTGTGAACACACTAAAAAATCACGTTGAAAAATTAATAAATCGAGGATTTAAACCAGATGTGATACTGGTAGATTATGGGGATCTTTTACGCCCAGCTTCAACATTAAAAGAGAAAAGGCATGAGTTGGAGACTATTTATGAAGAGCTTCGCGCACTTGCGCAAATACACAATTGTTGTGTATGGACCGCATCTCAAACTAATCGTTCTGGTTTAAATGCCGAAGTTATTACAATGGAATCCATAAGTGAGGCTTTTAATAAGTGTTTTGTCGCAGACTTTATTTTTTCAATATCCAGAACGTCGGAAGACAAATTGAGTAATTCCGGCCGCATCTTTATTGCTAAAAATAGAAATGGTCTGGATGGAATCATCTATCCGATTTATATGGATACAGCAAACGTCACAATACGGGTAGAGTCCTCAACGGGCGAGACCATTGGTGACGTTAAAAAAGAAGCTAAGAAAAGACAAGAAAAGAAATTGGTCACATTATATAAAAAAGTAAAAAACGGGGGAAAGTAATTAATGTCAATAAACGCACTACAAGAATATACGAGAATAGCAAAATATGCAAAGTATTTGCCAGAATTAAAAAGACGAGAGACTTGGAAAGAACAAGTTACCCGAGTTTTTGATATGCACCGAGAAAGGTTCGAGGACAATGACGAAATCATGTCTTTCATCGATGAAGCCGAAGCGGCTGTTCATAAGAAAGAGGTTCTGGGCTCACAAAGAATTCTTCAATTCGGAGGAGATCCAATCTTTAAGCACAACGCTCGCGTATACAATTGCGGATTTGGCCACATTAACCGTACCAGAGCTTTTCAAGAACTAATGTATCTTCTTTTATGTGGTTGTGGTATTGGGTTTTCTGTTCAAAAGCACCACGTTGCCTCTCTTCCTCCCATTAGTCGTCCAGATGGTACAACTAGATCTCAAATTTTTGTCGTTCCAGATACTATTGAGGGTTGGGCAGATGCTATCGGTGTGTTGGTGACAAGCTACTTTGGTGGGAATCCAGAATTTGATGAATATATCGGTACAAGAGTGGGCTTTGATTATTCTGAAGTACGACCAGCGGGAGCACCTTTGAGTTCTGGAGCGAAGGCCCCAGGTCCAGGTGGGCTGAAGAGATCTATTGAAAAGATCCGACAAGTGTTTGATGCACGCCTTGGAGATAGCAACTATATCCGCATGCGCCCCATAGATGTTTACGATATTATTATGCACGCTGCTGATGCAGTCATCTCGGGCGGTGTCCGACGATCTGCAACTATTGCGCTGTTTTCACCCGAAGATGAAGAAATGGCCCGAGCAAAAACGGGTAACTGGTTTGTTGAAAACCCCCAACGAGGAAGATCAAATAACAGTGCCCTTCTCATCCGCGATCAAACTACAAAAGCAGAGTTTAATCAATTGATGGAGTGGGTGCGAGAATTTGGAGAGCCGGCTTTTGTCTGGGCCGAGAGTAAAGAGATGGGATTTAACCCCTGTGTTGAGATCGGTTTATATCCAGTTGATGTGGAGACAGGCAAACCTGGATGGCAGTTTTGTAACTTGACAGAGATTAATGGGAAGAAAGCGAATACTCCAGAGAACTTTTATAAAGCATGCCGGGCGGCAGCTATAATTGGCACGCTTCAATCTTCTTATACGAGCTTTCCGTATTTAGGAGAGACATCAGAGAATATAACAAAGCGCGAAGCGTTGCTCGGCGTTTCCATTACTGGTATGATGGACAATGCAGAACTTTCAACAAGTTGTATCCTTGGTACCGCTAGTGGTATTCACCCCCACCACGCAAAGAGATATTTTCGAAGAGTACAGGCAAACAAGCAAGAAAACCCAGTTCAACATTTTAAGAAATATAATCCCCGCGCAGTTGAAATTTCAGTGTGGGATCCAAACGAGGTCACAGAAGTTATTACTTTTCTTTGTGAAGTCCCTGTTGGGGCTAAGACAAAGAATCAGATTGATGCGCTAAGATTGTTGGAAAGTGTTAAATTAACCCAACAGAATTGGGTTCGTTATGGAATTAATAAAGATCTTTGTACACAGCCATGGTTGAGCCATAACGTTTCCAATACGATTCACGTTAAAGAAGGTGAGTGGGATGAGGTTGCAGATTACATTTATAAAAATAGAAAATACTTTGCAGGCATCTCCCTAATTCCACATTCTGGAGATAAAGATTATCCTCAGGCTCCGTTTTGTGCCGTACCTTACCCTAACGATATTCTTCGTGAATACGGCGCCGGTTCTTTTTTTGCTTCTGGGATCATCGAAAAAGGCATCGCAGCCTTTGACCACGATCTTTGGGCCGCAAGCGATTGTCTACTGGGAATCGGAGAGCCACTTGATCAAGTTACTCCCCTCAAACGAGATTGGGCCACCGCCGCTATCAAGTTCGCACATAGCCATTTTGAGGGAAATGTTAGAAAGATGACTTATTGTTTAAAAGACGTTTATAACTTAAAACGATGGGAAAAACTTTCTCAAGAATATGGAGACGTTGACTGGACAACAATGTGTGAAGAAGAAAATAATGTACATTTTGAAGCAGACTCAGCGTGTGCTGGAGGCGCATGCGAATTGCCAATTGAATATTTAGAAGCGCTTAGAGAATCAAAAAATATAATGCATCTGGAGGAGACATGAAACTTGAACCCTGTAACCGATACCTACTTATAGAGAGGATATCAGCCGCAAAAGAAGAAAGCCTTATAGCTCTTCCTGATAGTTTTAAAACGAAGGAAAAATATGAGAGAGTAAAGATTTTATTAATAGCGTCAGATGTGAGGCCGCCCATTTCACCAGGACAACAAGTAGTCGTTTTGGCGCATATGATCGAAGAGGTTGATTTTGGCGAAGGTAAAGTCTATTTAGTATTAGAAAACCACGTCGTAGGCGTACTAAAGGAATAAGTATAAATGAAGATAACAGATAAACAATTTTTGAACTTACTCAAAGATCTTATTAAAGAAGAAGTGGGTGGCAAGGAGGTTCTTTTAGAAACTCCGAAGAAAAAGAAAACCATTTGCGAAAAAACGAGAGAACGTGAAAAGATTAGACAAGCATGAATATAAATATGAAACGATTGTCATCGGAGGGGGGATAAATGCTCTTTTATTCTCTTATTACAATAACTATCCTTGCATCTTTCGTAAACCTCTTGTTCCCTTTATACTTGATGTATACAATGAGGGGTACGACTTCTCATTCTTGGGTCTACGGCCCGGTGCCAGTAAAGTGCTCGTTTGGCAAAGATTAATAATTTCTCTTTCTCTTGGTGGTCTTCTACCGATGGGAGACAAAGTTGCATCATTGAGTGTCCAAGAAAATAAATTAAAAGCCTCAACCCATAATTCTAGACTTGGAAGGTTTGAATTTAGCAAGCTCATCATCTTTGATGATAAAGATATCAGAGGATTGCCCAGAGTAAAGGAACAGAAGTTTGGAAAGTGTAGAGTTGTTGATTGGTTTCATGTCCGTTCTGGTATGGAGCACGATCATAATTTGTTCGAGACCGAAGATAACTTCGTTAAGAAGGTTGTTTTCTATCCCTCCGAAAGATTTGGCAATCAAAAATCAGGAAGAATTAGAAAAGACCTTGTGGCGATATCACATTTGGACGAGGAGCAAATAAATGATTTTGATTATTCCGATACGATGGCCAAATTTAAGATAACCCAAATGATGAAGGATGCGGGAATCAGGGGCGCCCGAAATGGTCGGGATACTTACAATCCCAAGATTTATCGCTATTACTCTCCCAAAATTGAGGCAGTCGAAAGAGAGGTTATTAAAAATATTAAGAATTTTTATCACACGGATGAAAGATTTGAGTTTTATTATAAAACGCCAGAAGAAATTATTGAAAAGTTTAATCGCCATCCAGAAACTTACGCAGCAAAAATTGCAAACTTAATAAATCACGCGAACTATTTATAGATATGAAATCCTTATTCGAAGACTTCCGCAATTGGTCTACATTAAATAAAACGCAACTTCTTGTAGAGTCAATCCTCAAGGATGTTAGAAAGAAATATCCAGACATTAACACAGATGTAATAACGACTCTTTCCAATAACGATCCTTCCGGCAGAAATAAATATTTAATGTGGATGGCCAACCAACTTTACACACGATTAGTTGTTATGGCTAAAGAAGCCGCAGCAACGGTCGCACCACAGGATCGCCCGATATATGGTGACACTCTTGGGACACCCGCTATGTTTCGCCGCCGCCACCACATCGCCCATAACGCGGCAGAAGAGATAATGAGAGAAATAAAAAAGTTTCACGAAAACAGGCAGAGAATAAAAAACACGGATCTTAGCTCTTATAAAACCTTAGAAGATTTGAAAAAAGTTAATAGAGATCTGGGATTCACCGATAAACAAAAGAGAAAAAAGTCACGCGAAGCTGCAAGAGCCGGATCAAGTATCATTTTTCAAAATGATGATTTCTTTATGGTGAGGCCAACCACACAAAAGGCATCGTGCTACTACGGACGGGGTGCACCATGGTGCATTTCCAGACAGGGCAGTGATTATTTTCACCAATATACCAAAGAAGGTAAGGCTTTCTATATGATTTTGCTGAGAAATCTTGATGACCTTGATCTAGGGCAGCACGTTGTAATAGTTTACAATTCGGAGCAAGAAGCCACACAACCTTCCGAAATATGGAATTTTGACAATAAGGAAATCGGATACAGGGATCTTTTTCGTCACATTACCAAAAACATTTTGGCCGGCCATGTTTCTGATTATGAAAGATTTTATGAAGAATATAAAACATTCTCTGGTCAGCCATCAGAAAAAATAACACCCGAAATTAAAAAAGTATCGGAAGCCATACTCGAAAATAAGGACTCCTTCAGCGGCCCAATGTCGAAAGAGGAATTAAAAACATACGACCCAGTAGATCTTGCAAATGCGATTCATGAAGAATTTACACAAGCCTATGAGACACTGATTACTTCCGCATTTGTGAATAATTACGAAAACCCAGCAGATCCAGGTGAAGTCAGCCTAGCAATTTACAATAATGTCTTGGCTGAATATGAAGATAATTTGCATACTGTCAGTGTAGATTTAAAGCTCGACAGTGAGGATCCAGAGAATATGCACTATTCCGCCGCAATGGGTTGGCCACTTCCCGGCGATCTCAAATATACATTAGACGACGACGGGGTTGCATACGATTTTGGAGACTGGCAAAATGAAATTGAAGAAATCTTCAAAGCAGCCGGAGAAGATAGAGGGATTGATCCAGATACAATAGATAGCAATGATTATAGGCAGGATCCAGTAGTTCGCTTTGACTTTTACCCAAAAATTGATGAATTGAACCATTCCGATGGATTTAGGGATTTCTTAATAAGAATTTCAGATTATGATGGGAAACATGATGAGGTTCTCCAGCTTTCGTTGCAAATGATGGAAGAGAAGGGAATTATTCGTTCCGACGAATCCGACGCCGCACTCGCCGAAAATGCTTCTTACGGAAAGCTGTGTGAAAGCTGGAAGGGGTGGGTGAAGAGATGAAACTCCTTATGGAAAACTGGCGAGAATATCTTAAAGAAGAAACCGTTGATGAAGCCTGGAATCCTTTTGGTAGACGAGACATCGACATCGGACCCCCAAGAGAGAAAAGGAATAAGAAGGAAGCTCAGATAAGCGGGGAAGACTTTAAGCTCTCCGAAGAGGTCCTTGAATACGCAAACAGTCTTATCTGTGTATTAAGTCTCCATGGAGAGGCCGGCGAGACCGGAAGACAGGCCGGCTTCCCCGATCGTGACTGTCACAAGTATCAGAAATTTGGTAGGGATTGGTGGCAGGACGACGACACATTCTATATAAGCGGCTCGCACGAAATCGGGGTACCCTATGAAAACGAGACATTATCCGAGATGCTAGAAAGAGTAATAAGATTTTATGAAGAGCACCTGGAACCACTTTTAACTAAGTTAATAATCGCGCGAGCACAAATAGAAAATTATGGCAAACGATTTCCAAAAGAACTGGGACGCACCGGGAAAGCTCACGACCGCCTCTCAAAATCAATCGGAGCACTCGAACAGCACCGAAACGCTCTTTTGGGATTATACAAGAGATTACATGGCGTGGCAGGTTTGCCAAAATATACACCAAAACCTGGGATATACGATCTCCAAAAATTGAGGCAGCATGCCGGCGCCGCCTAAAAAGACAAATTTATTCAGCGGAAAACCCGATGAGGATTAATTGAGCAGCTTTCATCTGGCCGGCATCATACCGGTGGCAGGACAGCCATTAGATTTCAAAATGGACTGGCACGACGCGATGATGCCGATAGCCCCGAACTACCTCGCGGTTGAGCGAGCGGTGTATGAGTGTACTTGGGCTGGATGTGAAACCATCTGGATTGTCTGTAACGATGACATGAAGCCGTTGATAAGACATCGACTTGGAGAGTGGGTTCAAGATCCTGTTTGGATTGGAAGAGGGCTCGATCCCTATCCATCACAGACGAGAAAACAAATCCCAATCTTTTACGTTCCGGTTCATGCAAAGGACGTGGGCAAACGAGACTGTTTATCTTGGAGCATCATTTGGGGAGCAACCACTGCTTTCAGAGTCTCGATCAAGCTGAGCAAGTGGATCGTTCCCAAAAGATATTATGTGGCATTCCCTTACGGGGTTTATGATCCGGAGATTCTGAGATCACATAGAAAAGATATTTCAAGTGAGAGACCATTTATGTTGAGCCACGACGGGAAGACCGTTAAGAACAATGAGTATCTTGGATTTACATTTGGCCGCGATGACTTTGTTGCTTGTCGTAGAAAGCTCCGCGAGGGCACCGGACAGTATAATTCTGAGGTTATGGAGGACGGAATATATCCCAGGGAGAAACTGCCAAAAGAAGAAAGATATTCTGCACGACATTTTTTACTTGACAAAATCTTTGAACCTGTTATAATAGATATAGAAAGCAAAGTTGAAGTCCCATGGTATTACAACATAGATTCTTGGGATGGATACTGCGACTACTTGGGATCAGAAGAGCGAAAGCTAATTGAAAGACCTCACCCAATATTTATGAAGTATCACGAATGGAATGAAATAGGAGTTGATGATGAAGAATAGCAATGCAAACCAAGATACATTGGGAGGCGTCAGCGATGCTTGCAATAATTTGGTCGGAAGTACATTGGGTATCTCTCGGGATGATCGTCTGGGCGATGACGGTGCCTTCGGCCGCAGTTTGGAAAAAGCTTTGGGAGTTGAAGAAAATAATCGAGCCGGCGCCGATATAGTATTAAAAGATGGAAATATTGAACTCAAAACAACAAACGGAAAGTCTAAAATGACCTTGTTCTCCAAGGAGCCCATATGGATGAAACAATGGTTCTCGGGCAGCCGTGACTTTTTCAAGAGATTTTCTAAGTGCGGAATAAGGTTAAACACTTCAATCAAAAGTGGTCCGAACAACTTGGGTCTTTATTTACAAATTTTAGAAAATCGCCTCATTATCATGCACAATGATCGTGAATGTGGTTACTGGGAATTAGATGCCCTTCTTGAGCATGCTGGAAGGAAGTTGGATAGAGTATTTTCTCTTGAACACGAGAAAGGCAAAATTAAAAAGTTTCATAAATATAGCGGAATGTCTTGTGATAATTTTGTTCGACTTGTTAAATCTGGGGATTTAGTAGTTGAAATTAGGATCTCCAAAGGGGGAAAAAAGAACAGGGGGACAGCCTTTAGAATTAATCCAAGAAAAGTCGAAAAGCTTTACGAAAAAACCAGCGGAGTTCAATAATGGATTTTGAAACAAGGGAATTTAAAAATGGAATTATGATCTTAGGAAATTGTCTGGAGGTTCTACCCACACTAGAAAAAGGATCTGTAGAAGTGGTCGTCACCTCTCCCCCCTATAACCTTTGCAAAAGATATTCTAATTATAAAAACTCAAAAACATCGAAAAGTATGACCGAAAAGTATGAAAAATGGTATGATGATGACCTGCCAGAATGGTCCTATCAGGGCCAGCAGCAAGCTGTTATTTTTGAGTTGATGAGGGTAAGTCGTAGTTCTATTTTTTATAACCATAAGATTAGATTTGCTTGGCACAATCGCAATATTTATCGCACCAATAATAACTTGCATCATCCGATGCACTGGCTAGATAAGTTCCCAATTTGGTGCGAAATAATCTGGGATCGATGCGGTATTGGTAATCCATCCAACAGGTATCATATCCAAGAGGAGAGGATCTATCAGATTAAAAAGCCCAAGAAGTGGGACAACAAAGAGCACAAGTTAACAAATATTTGGAAAATCCCACCCAGCAGAAATAAAGGTCATGTGTGCACTTTTCCAGAAAAATTAGTTGAAAATTGTATTTTTCCCACGACAGAAGCCGGTGATGTAATATTGGACCCCTATATAGGTTCTGGCACCACCGCGATTGTTGCCATAAAGAATTCGAGACGATTTATTGGAATCGAATCCAATAGGGAGTACTTCGAATTAGCATGCTCAAGAATACAGAAGTTAGAAGATGAATTAGAATCAGAAACAGGAGTTGATGATGAAAGATAACCGGCCGAAGACCTACAAAGGAAGGCAGGTAGAATACCGAGGCGAGATCTCCGATAGAGAATCTTTCGAGGGCAAAGAAGAAGGAATCTATTATTTGATTTCCACTGGGTCTGGCTATTGTTATTATGATGGCGTTGGATCGCTTGATTTGCGGTTCATACCCAACCCACATAATCCAGAGGTGTCGGCTATGAAGCCCTGTTGGTATAGTGAGATGAGAGAGTGAAGAATGAAAAGTGAATTGATTTTAAAAGTTGTGTTGTGGCGTATAATATCTATTTTGATAACGCTGATCGTCCTGTACGCTATTACGGGAGACACACAGGAAACCACATGGATCACAATATTGTTGCATACGCTGTTTACCATCGGACACTATGTGTTTGAAAGGGTCTGGGAGAAATGGAGAAGGAAGTGATTGAAAAGCCGCAAGAGGGAGACTTCGTATCAATCTCCTCCGAAAGAGTAAGGTTTGGAGACATCATGCAGGGCATAATTTTAAAAGTTATGGATGTCCCTGGCGCCCCTTATGGAAAGATGTACGAGGTTTTTACTTGCGGAACTATTGTAGTTTACGTTCAGGGTTTTTGGAAATTTAAAATATTAAGTAGAGCAAATGAAGAAGTTAATAAATAGTGTTGTTTGTGGCGATGCCATTCAAGTAATGAAAACAATTCCAGATGGTTCAGTGGATATGATCCTGTGTGATCTTCCTTATGGAACCACCAAGTGTAGGTGGGATACTCCACTCCCGCTAGATGAGCTATGGGAACAGTATCTGAGAATAACAAAGGTGAATGCAGCGATCGTTCTGACAGCTTCGCAGCCATTTACGAGCGTCCTTATCTGCTCAAACTTAAAGGACTACCGGTACAATTGGGTGTGGGAGAAGTCGAAGGCGTCGGGTTATTTGAACGCAAAGAGAATGCCACTAAAAGCACACGAAGAAGTTTGTATCTTTTACAAGAAGCCACCTACTTATAATCCTCAGTTCTGGGAGAGCACGCCTTACAACAAGGGTGAGGCTCACAGACCCACCGAGGTTTATGGAAAACAAAAATCTGTGTTAGTAAAAAGTGACGGACAACGCTATCCTCGATCAGTTCAGTATTTCAAAACTGCTGAGAGCGAAGGTAAAACGCGCCACGCGACACAGAAGCCGCTATCTCTTTTTGAGTATTTGATCCAGACTTATACAAACCCAGGGGAATTGGTCCTCGATAACTGTGTTGGTAGCGGAACAACTGCGGTGGCTGCAAAAAGATTAAAAAGAAGTTATATTGGTATTGACATTGACCCAGAATATGTTATAATAAGTAAAGAAAGGTTGGAGAACACACAATGAAAAAGATCCCATTTGTTGGATTACACGCGCATTCCGTAGCCGGAAGCATTTTTGATGCCCTTGGGTATCCACAAGAACACATGGACTTTGCCTTTAATAATGGTATGGACGCGCTAGCGTTGACTGACCATGGCAACATGAACGGCTTGCCATATCAGGTGCTTCACGCAAAGAAGATGAAGGAAGAGGGAAGAGATTTTAAGCCCATCTTTGGTATTGAAGCTTACTTCTTGCCCAGTCTCGATGATTGGCGTGATGACTATGAAGCAGCCAAAGAAGATAAGAAGAAACGCAAGAC